ACAATCTCCAGCGCCTTGTCATACTCCACTCCCATCACCTGAAACAGCCATTTTCCCACATAGGATTCATCATAAAATCCATCTGACACATAACTGAGCATCTTCTTAGCACTCTTACTTGTAGGAAAGTTTTCCAGATCAAATTTCTTCATAGAATTGCCTCCTAACAAAAATTAAGAATGCCAGTTTCTGGATACTCTTCTCTATTTAGTCTAATGTTTTGCATCTCTCCATTCATAAAAAACTCATGGAAATCTGTTACACCAGTAATATCAGAAATAATCGGTCTTACATCATTATAACGCAGTATATCCTGTTGTTTTGCCAGTGTATAGATTCCCTTTATCGCAAGCGTAAAATCCGTTTTAATCTGTTCAATTGATGTTGTTTTATCATATAAAAGTCCAGTAATTGTATAATTTATCTCTACAGTTGTGGCAGGTACACATATTAATTTTGCGCAAGCAGTAGGCAGTAACCGTTTACTTCTATCTTCTGGAGATACAATATAATGATACACTTCTTGTACCAGTTCTTCATTGGCAGGCTGTCCATTACCATCTACCAGTGCCAGTTTTACTGTTCCCACACCTTCCGCTGTCGGAATCACAATACAATCACCGGCACCAGCTTCTCTCGCCCAACGAATATAATCACTGTCATTTCCTAAAAATGTAAGACTGTTATCATACTCTGTTGCAATTCTGTCATAGAAATTATCATTGCTCTCCCGTTCGGTGCCTCCTTTAATTTGTTCAGGATTGATTACATCAGTGATGTTTTTATCTGGTTTTGCCATAAGGGTTATGGTATTAGCTGGCACATTGGAACCCCTGCCGCTTTCCACCGCCAATACAGGAATAAGGACTGTACCATTTGTTTCAATCTCTTTTTCCTGCGTAGAACAAAACTGAATGGAAGGTCCGCTGTCTGTTGCTGGTGTACAAAATATTGTTCCCTCTGCAATTACTGTCCCTGGTGTGCCAGTAACCTTTACTTTTCCGGATGCACTTTCTGGCTGGTGCCGTTCAAGATGTACTTGCTGTCCGTGGAGGTCCAGCCATTCATCCCATGCATACTGAGGAAACGCAATCATTAATGCCCTTACTAAATGGTAATTGATAAACTCATCTTTTTCCAGTGCAGCAGGTTTTGTAAAATCATAGGGAAAGCCTCCTGGTGTATTATCAATATCCGCTGGCAGATTATTCATCATTCTCTGGTGTATTTCCTCTGCACTATTATTTTCAATAAATTCTGGCCTTATAAATTCCGGCTGCATACTCTCACACTTCTTCCTCTTAAATTGCAATTGTAATTTCATCACAATCGACGCCTTTTACCTTAAACCTACAATGCATATTGTCACCTTTCCAAGAAAATTCAAAATTCCAGACATCTTCTGTTCTAGGATTTACCATAAGTGCCTCTGTAATTGTTCTCTGTACCATAGATTCAACTGTTTCCACATCGTCATTATCCAGAGCACGTTCCATTTCAACCCCAATAGAATTTGGATATGCAAGGCAGCGATACCGTTCTGTTTGGGCAATCTTAAAACACCATGTAGAATAAGCCTCTTTACCATCACATTCTACAACACGGTTTGTTCCATCTCTAACAAAATCGCCACAAACAGGGTCCCATTTGGCACTCCGCCTGTATTCCATATCATATTTTGTATTTTGTGGTGTAAACTCTGGTACTTGAACCACTGGAAATAACGATTGTGACATTTGCCTCGCCTCCTTTATGCCCTTTCAATTACATCTATTACTACTGCTTCACTCTGCACCCATGCCACTAAAACACGGTCTCCTGCTTTCAGTTTTGGCAGCAACACATCATGACTGTGTCCTGAAAAACCAGAAGGATTATCATGTATATGCTTATCCTCCTGTAAATGTCCTATCCAGCTAGATTCTGATGTCCCTAGCGTATACCCATTAACGGACCTACAAATAGAGTAATCCCCTTTGGGAATTGGAACTGGAAATGTATTTGTTACTAAGCTGTCATTTGCCTGTATCTCTCCAAAATCCAATGTTAAAGGAGATTCATTCTCGCTTTTCATTCGATTGCTCAGGACTGATGCCAATTTTGTTGTTCCGCGATATCCATCAAACCCTTCCATCTGTACTGCCTCCCCTTAATCAAATGTTCCATCATCTACCCAGCCATAGACATTACTACCACTGTCCGTATGGATAAGATGCCACGGGTGTGCTTTTCCAGAACCGTTCTTAATTGTAATTTTCGCCTTTCCCGCCCTTGCGTTGTATCCTTTGGCATCAGAATAACTACTAACATAATGGGTACCACCATGAAAATTCACAATATCACCCACTTGGTATTCTTTCTTTGTCTGTCCGTCATTACTGTTTTCTTTTAATTCTTCTGACTCAGCATACTCCAAATCCATTGACATACTGTAATTATCCGCATTATGCTGAATACTTTTAACATAATAGTAGCTTGAAGTTATGCTGCTTAGAATATAAACAAGATCACCTTTCCGTATAAATGGAACGTCTGGTCCTTGTACTGTCATCTTCTTTTCAATTGCGCCTTCTTCATCAAGTATCTTTTGTGCTGCCAGATTTGCATCGCTTAATGTTTCATCTTTTCCTCTAATATAAATTCTTTGTCGGATACCATACTCAATTGCACCATTTCGTGTAGCTTCTACTCTATGTTTCCCTTCTTTATCTGCCTGACCAACAACTTTTACTCTAGTAATTAAATTTTCTGTACTAACATTTTTACTAAACGATTGGGTATTATCTACACTAAATACATATACTGTTTTATTGCTGCCCCACGGAATCACGCTGGTATATCCCTTTGCGGCTCGCATAATACACTTTTCTTCCCCTTTTTTAACTGCATCATCCAGAAATTCTAATATAATATCAGACAGGTATTTATTATTACATACTGTTTTTCCATGTGAAGCATTTGGTCCATTGTAATCCCCCTGCAATATCTCCCAATCGTTAAAAATTCCTTGAATTGCCCACTTTGTTCCAGTTCCAGAAGGATAATAACGATTATCCTGACTTTTTTGCAGTTTATATAGTTCATCATAGCAGGTACATTTCAAACAATTCTCACTATTCTTTTCTACTTGATTCCAATTTTCTACATATCCTCTAGCTACTTCCTCATAAATAAGCCCATCTGTAGCAAAAATTCCTATTAAGCATCCAGGCTTAATAAGACTTGATAGGTAGCCTTTTGCTGTTTTATTGTTGCGAACTGTAAAAGAAGAACGCATTGAAATTTCATTTTCATTTTCTTCCCAGCCTAAATTCTGAACGAAATCTCCAATGTTATATTCATTTCCAGATGAATCCATTACTAAAACGTGATATTTTATATTCGCTAAATCAATCAAAAGAAAAACGCCTCCTATCTTGGTATTGTCAAAACTTCTCCAGGCCATATCCAATGACCATGATCCGAACTTTCTTTTTTATGTTTTTTCGCTTCTGCCTCTATTGTTTGGACATTAGCATCATAGATAGAGGTCCATTTACTGCCACTCCCTAATTTTTTTGCTGCGATACCCCATAAAGTATCACCACTTACTACAATATAAGTGCCTCCTTCACTGTTCGAGTCACTAGAATCCTCTCTTGGTTTTGTTGCTTTTACAATTCCAAACTCTTCTGTCGTATAAATTTTTAAAGACTTTTTCTGGACAAAAGTTATAGAATACTCGACATTTCCATATGCGCCTATAGGCCGCACTTGAAAAGAGGAGATTGTAACATCTACATTAATCCATGTTTCTGTCACAATCAAATTCAATATGGTTTCATTTTTTATAAAATTATCCAGTATTTTTACACATTCTTTGGGCTCTTTCCAACTGTTTTGTTTTACAATAGGCTCCATTTTTTTTGATTTTCCAAAAAAAACACCTTCCCATGAAAACTCTGATACTGCTGTTCCTTTTGGGACTTTTACAGTTCCCTGAGATATAATGTCAAAACTTTGGTACTTTGCCCCATACTTGCCCTGTATCTTTTCGGGTAGTGATGGAAACGTAAACTTTGCACCGCTTCCAACAGGAATTAATTTTATGTCCATAACTTACACCTTCTTTAATGGCATATTAGAAAATACCTGGCTTAAATTCGCTGCTATTTCTCCGCCTAGTTCGTCAGCCATTTCCTTTAAATGCCGCCTTATTACCTGCATAATATCTTTTTCACTCTGCCCATCACCACCATTAATAACAAACTGTGGCTGAAGGCTTACTTGAATCTGTACTGGTGTCACACTAGAACTGTTTTCCCTTTCTACAGAAACAGGCTTGTATATTGGAGTTGTATCACTGTAATTATCCTCTGCAGTTTCGTTGTAGGCTGTAGGAGCGTTTTTATTTGCCTTATTAAATAAATGATAGCCTGCCTTATTATCGCTTAAATTTGAGCCTCCTACAAAACCTCCGGCTGCATGGGCAGATACTCCTAATGCAGTTCCTGCCTGCTGGTATAAATCTAATGCCCTTGCCCTGCGGCTTGGATTTGTTGGAATTACAAACTCTCCATAGCCTTCTTCTGCCAGCCATGAAAGCTGTGGTCCTCCACTTACATAACCTCCCGCTGCATGACCACTTATTTCTTGACTAACCGTTGGAAGTGTAGGAGTAGTCATGTTGTAAGTTGGTGTCATATTTATTAATGGACTGATGGTAAAAGGATTTTCAGTCGCTGTATCCAATGCTGTCTGCATATCTGTTCTTAAAAGCGAAGAGGAATCCAATAATGCCGCCGAAGCTCCATGACTAAGTGCTGTGCCAAAATAAAGTCCAGTATCCTCCCACTTTTTTGATAGCTCGTCATAACGTTCATTTGAGACTGGACCATACTGTGACATTATATCTTTTATATCACTAGAACCTGAAAAATTGGGCATATACTGTTGCGTAAAAGCTTCCAGATTTTCAGTGCTTCTGTTCCCAGACAAGGCAGTATTTATCTGCTTGGCATAATTACTTATTAACTCCTCGTAATCCTTCCCATACAGTTCTGCCCACTTTTCAAGAGGCATCTCACCCTGCTTTACTCCATTATCTGGCACCACAGCACCTGCCTGCTGCATTATTTCACTAATATCATTATTGGTTAATGCAGACCAATCTATGGCATTCTTAATTTCTTCTGCTGTAGGAATCTGGCTTAAATAACTGCTTAAAATCTGCTTTTTTGTTCCTTCTGGGACTGCAAGCGCAATCTGCTTCAGTTCCAGAGCAATTGTGGTTTGCTCTGACGTATCAAGATCCAGCTTATCAAGCCCTAGCCATTTAACAATATCCTGCGATTCCCATTCTGCTATATTTGGATTCTTTATCATTGCATCATCTAAAGCATGGCTAAGCTTTTCTGACACTGTTCCTTCTATATCAGGCATTATGTCTGACAATTGTTCCTCAAAAGCAGTGGCAATACTATCAAGATTAAAAGTCCTCACTCTTACATCCATCTCATTTATATTTGCATAATAACCCTTTGTAGCCTCCTCAACTTTTTTTTGGTATTCTTCTTCTGTAATTGCTTTATCTTCAAGCTGTAAATTTAGGTCTGTAATTCTCATTGTTAAGGCATTGTCATATTGCTCTGATGCAGATGCTACAAGCACTTGAAGCTCCTCTTGAAGTGCATTAAAGCTATCTACATTAAGTGCAGCGCCTTTATGCTTAATTTGTAGTGTCTGAAACGCTGCATCGGTCTTTGCATCTGCCAGCTTGTTTGTAATATCTGAAATTTGATTTTGCCTGTTTTCAATATCTATGGCTTCGTCTGGAGTAATTATACTATCCTCCAAAGCAGCATTCATGGAATCCGCTAGTTTTGTACCTAAATCCTCAAGCTGGCTTTTCAAGCAGCCATAGTAACTATCCAGATTGGTAGTATCTGCCTCTTCTCCTGTCAGCAGTTTCAAAGCAACTGTTGCTTGGTAATGGTTATTATCAATGAAATCCTGGCTTGTGCTTAGGAAGTTTTCAACTGCACCCCTGTAACTGTCCTTATCTGTTTCAGACAGCTCCATTCCAAGACCTACCTTCCAGTTTTCCTTTTTCAGATTTGTTACAGAAGATTTTAGGTTATTAAACCCCTCTTCTGTATTAGCCACTACATTTGCAAACTCATCTAATTCCTTTGCCATTCCGGCAAAGGTGATTTCGCTTGCAACTTTCTTTACTTCTTTTAAAGACAAGGAAATATCCCCAAAAGCTCTCTTAGCCACATTCGCACATTCTTCCTGAAACATTACCGCGAACTGGGAAGCAGAAACCCCTGCATCATTCATAGCCTGCGTCAATGCTTCATTCTTAAATTTAACATCTTCAATTGCCAATCCCGTAGCTTGAAAGACTTTCTGTGCCTTTTCCGCTTCCTTTTGCATTTCCTCTACATTTTCCTGGTATTCTTCCTTTATCTTGTTTCCCTTAATCCAACCGGTAATACCGCCAACACCAGCACCAATTAAAGCACCTACCGCTGTGCTAATTCCAGGAATAGGAATAATAGTGCCTATCGCTGCACCGGTTGCAGCACCTGCCGCAACTCCTCCGGCTTTCCATGCTGCTGATTCTCCATAGGCTTTCGATTCTTCCTTATTGTCTGATTTAATTGCCTTGTATGCGTCCAGCGCACTACTTATTAGTGTAGCGCCTGCCGCAACCGTACCAATACCAGCTCCCAATCCGGTCGCCGCCAATGCTCCGGTACTCATGGATGCACCGCCCGCCAAGTTCCCGGCTCCTAAATTGATTGCCAGCATAGCAGACTTTCCGAGCAACCCTGTACCTGACGCTGCTGATCCTAGAAAAGAACCCATAAGTGAGGTTCCCGTTTCTGGATTTATTCCAAACAGCCCTTTTCCAAGACTTGTCGCTCCTCTTCCCATACCAATAAACGGGGCGGCAATCTTACTAAGCATAACCGCTGATAAAATAGAGGATAAACCTGCTGACTCGCCACCTGGCAGCAGCTTCCCTGCACTGGAAACCATACTTTTAAATCCCTGCCATAAGCCTCCTGAAATTGAATCAAAATCAAATCCTTGTGAAAATCCTTTTGCAAATGCAGCACCAATACTTACCCCTTCATCTAAAGTTTCACTAATATCTATTCCTAACAGCGTCATAATGCCAGACTTTAATCCTGCTCCAATTCCATTACCAATACTCTGTGCAAACTCTGCAAATTTTACTTTGCCAGTGCTGTTCCACCACTCTAAGAATGGTTCAGCAATAAATTCGTCCCAAGCTATCTTGACCTTTCCGAAGAAATCTGCATCTTGCCACTCCTTTGTATCTGCAATCGCATTGAATTTCCTCTGCATCTGGTCAATTTTCCCGTCAACCCAGTCCATAAATTCATTTAATCCCTGTTCTACTACAGGCATCTGAGCAGTAAGCCATTCAGCAAGATTTCTCACATATGGCGATAGTCTCTCCCCAAAAGAGAGCTTTACCCCATCCACGGCGCTCTGCAGTATTTTAATCGAACCCTGCAGATTATCCATCATAATTTCAGCCATATTTGCAGCAGCTCCATCTGCATTATTTACAGCCTTAGACAGCTTTTCATAATCCTCTGTAGACGCATTTAAAATTGCAATCAGTCCTTTTTGTGCATATGTCCCTGCTATTGTATTAGCAATCATTGATTTCTGTGCAGGCTTAAAATCTTCTGTTGCTGCTCGTAAGTCATCCATAACCTCTTTAAGTGGTCTGGCAGTTTTATCTGAATTATAAAATTCTACACCCAATTTCTTTAGCGCATCAGTAGCACCATTTGTATTTGTAGACAGTCTAGTAAATATAGAATTTAACGCTGTACCTGCCATACTACCTTTAACTCCTGTATTCGCCATCAACCCAGTTGCCAGTGCAACATCTTCAATAGAATATTTCAGTGTTCCAGCCATAGCCCCTGCATATTTAAAGGTCTCTCCCATCAAAGAAACGTTTGTATTGGAGTTCGATGCTGCTACCGCCATAACGTCAGCAAAATGCCCCGCTTCACTTGCCTTCATTCCAAAGGCGGTTAATGCATCAGTCACAATGTCAGATGTTGTACCAAGACTCTCTCCTGATGCTGCGGCAAGATTGAGGATTCCTTCAATCCCGCCAAGCATATCCTCTGTCTTCCAGCCTGCCATAGCCATGTAATTAAACGCTTCTGCTGATTCGGAAGCCGTGAATTTAGTTGTGGCACCCATTTCCTTTGCCTTATTGGTCAATTTTACCATTTCCGAACCAGTAGCGCCGCTTATAGCTTCCACCTGTGACATGGCAGCCTCAAAGCCCTTATAGGTATCTATTGTATCTTTTAATCCTATACTGACTCCAAGAACTGCCCCAGCTTGAAAAATAGGATTTTTCAACAGGTTTATAATCCCCCTTACAGGTGAAGTAATAAAGTCAGCGGCTCGCATAGTAACACTCCACGTTTTTCCAGCGAAACTTCTTAGACCATTTCCGATTTTGGAGATAATTGGAGTAATTTTTTCTTTCGCCTCCAGCAAGATTTGATATTTTTCTTTCGCCCAGCTTGCCAGACTTTTCTCTGTTTTTTGGGCCTGTCTGTCAAACTGGGAAACCTGTTCTCCTGCCTTCTTGGAAGAATTTCCTGTTTTCTCTGCTGCCTCCTCTAGTTTTCCTATTTTTCGAATCAGATTTGACAGCTCAGGTTCTGTCTTATCTACAGTCTCGATTGGTATTTCAATTTTAAGTGTCTGTGCTATTATCCTCACCTACTTTCATTCGTGATTCTACGGTTACTCTCATAGAGGCAAGCATAAATTTTTGTATGCCTTCTGGCTTTTTATAAAATTCATCAGGGGTAATGCCTGTTGTCTGAAAAATGTGGTGTAACAGACAGGTTTTTCCCCCTGCACAAATTAGTTTTTTATTACGTCCTCCAGATTGTCTTCATACCCACTCAGCTTGTCGATTGCTTCCAAAATCCTGTCTTTTTCCCCAGCTTTAAGTGTATATTCAATCACGTCCAAACCGTTCATAATACGGTCTTTTTTAGCGTTTAGCGCCTCCCATATTTTACGGTTATCCCACAGTTTCGCCCTATCTTCTGCCACTGTCGCCTCATAAATAATCGCAGATTGATATTTAATCCGGTCTGTCTCCTCTGGCAGTTTCATTCCAAGCTGCTTATTGCGCACATACTTGGTATGCTTTCTTTTACACTTCTCATATTCCTGTGAACTAAGGGGGCGAATATTGAATGCAAAGAACAGCCTCTTATCCCGAATAATCTCAATGCGCTGCGTTTCCTCAGACACGAACTTTGCCGCAGCAATCAGTCCCTGTATAAAATCCTCTTCATTTGCCCGCATCAATGCTTGAGTATCTTTTGTATCTGTCTCATATTCTCCTATGTGTTGCGTACTTTCTACTTCAGGCTCACTTTCTCTTCTCGTTACACCTTTTACAAATTCTTTTGACATCTGATTTTCCTCCAACTCTGTAATCAAGGTAGGGAAAGTTGTTTCCCCTACTTATCGCGCGACCGGTGCACTACTTTAATGGCATATTCCCTCTGCACAGGTCTACGCATAATAAAAGAGAGTGACACCCTGCCACTCTCCATCGTTGTTACTTAAATTTTTACTAACTGTCGATACTAAGTAAGGTCTGTAACTTCGGCGCCTTGTTCACAAAGAAATTCCAGTTGCGCTTAATTACATCACCTACAGAAACATTCTGAATGTCCACCTGCCCTGAAGGAATACAATCTCGATAGATTACACGCTCTTCCGATCCATTTCTCCCTAAAAGAGAACCCTGAAAGTCCCATACTGGCATAACCTGTGTCTCCAATGCGGTCATAAGCTCAACAATAAATTCATCATCTTCTACTACAATCTGCGACATGGTAAGACTAACAGAAAAAGTATTCGCCGTCTCATGTTCCTGTGCATCTCCAAGCACATTATATTTACTATTATTCCAATTAACATTCGACGTAAACTGCTCCACAGTTGCAAGCATAACCCCATCTTTATTGTAGAATGCTCCATCTTTACCGGTTCTTGCATGTCTGGAATCACCTGCTGCTCTTTCATTTCTCATAAGCTATCCTCCTACTCTTCCCTTGTACTAAAACGGAAAGTAAATGTCAGATAGATATGTTCCATGCTGTCTTTATCAATTACATCAATGTCAAACCACGCGCTGTCTCCATCTGATAAATAGGCACTACTCTCCGTTACTGTGCAAGCTACTAATTTACCCTCAGCTTTCATGTCATCACCAACACCCTGTAGCTGGCTAATTACTGTCTGCCTGCCGTTTGTGTCATTATCAACTTTTCCCACTAAATCGTCGGCGGTGTTGTTAATCCTGCGAATCAGCTCGAAACGGGTTTTTACCCTGCGGATTTTCTTCCAGCCATCATCTTGGTTGTCTGCTGGAGTTATAAGGGTATTGATTGCATTGTCAATCCACACTTGCTTTGACTTATTATAGCTAAGTACAATACAGCCTTTTTTCTCTGCGGCAATCATATCTGTATTAGACAAACTCTCCTTTAACTCAGAAAAGCCGTTAATTACCGTATGCGTTAGCGACGAGTTGGAGGCACATGCGCCAATCATACCAGCAATCCTTGCCGCTGTCTGATAACCGTCAATAATTACACCCTGTTCATCAACCTTTGCATTCAGCACATAGTTTATCTTTTCATCGTTGAAAGATGCTGCGTGCATAATTCTAGTCTCTAAGTCAACAGACTGTTTTTCTGCTATAACTGCCTGTGTCAGAGAGCCAGCATCAAAAATACGGTTAATAAAAGACTGTAGAAGCATGTGGATTGAGGTTTCCTCTGTGTCAACACAAATCGTATTGTACTCAAATGGTTCCACTTGTGCAAATGCATTGGAATAATCCCCGCTTGTCACTTCTGGATTTGTTCCTTTTGTGAAAACACTCTGTAACACATTGGCTACAATTTTTTCATCTTCTCTCTCTTTTGCCTCAGCCTTGAAATTTTTAGATGTAGCAAAAGCCTCCACAAGAGCCTTTACCTCTCCCACACCGGCTGCAAATTCCAACTTTTCAAACTGTGTTGTACCTGTGTAAACAATACACTCTTTTAAGCTAGAATCGGAAAGCTTTTCGCGGATTGTCACTGTAAAATCCTTATCTCCCGGATATTTTGCTGTAATAGTGACAGCCTCCATATCATCTTTGTCTTTTAATGTAATTGTTCCTTGTCTGCCTCCGTTACCAACACGACAGGCAATAATAGTTTTTGCTCCACCTGCAAATGCTTCCCTTAACGCATCTGTGGTAAGTCCAATTCCAAATATTCCTTCGTAACCATCTTCTACTGATAATTCTACCGCTTCATTAAGCGGTCCAAAGTCTGCTCGGAAGATGACGGCTGTTATTCCATTTAAAATACCTGCTGTCGCGTTTGAACCTTTCCTCTGAATATTGAAGTAGGAACCAGGGCGCACCTTTGTTTCTCCTAACATAAATGTACCAGCCACTCTACTTTACCTCCTTTTTCAAAAATTTCTGTACTACTACTTTTGCTTCAGACACAGTGTATTCCTTTTTTCCACCCTCTTTTAAAGCGGCTGTTATACACTCTGGTCTTGTGCCAAATACAGTTTTGGCATTTGCTGCAAGTTCCTCCACCTTATAGACAGATTCCTCTGGAACTTTTGCAGATGGGCTTCTGTTCTGTGCAGTTTCAATTGTTTCTACATTTTTTGTTTCTTTTGCCATGTGGTCCCTCCTTATAAATACTTTGTATGGGCGGCTGTTAACGTATGCCCTTTTGCTTTGTATCTTAGCAGCCCATAATGACCCGTTACAAAAATCTGACCTTCTTTCAAGTAGTCGGCCTTATAGTTTACCTGCAAGTGTTTTACAAACATAGGCGAGTAATCCAGCATAATAATTTCTCCATCAAGAGATACTTTTTGTGCAATAATTCCTGTGATTTTTATTCTCAATTCATTATCTGGACATAAAATATGGACAGCAATTCTACTGTCCATCCAAGCAACTGTATTCGTTTCTGTAGATTTCTCTATTGATACTAGCCTACAATAAACTATTGGTTTTTCTGTTGTTGCTTCTGTTATCTCTTCCATTCTGTCATATCCGATAATCAGGCATTCCGGACATAGTTCTTTGATGTACTTATTAACTGCCATAATTGGATCAGGGTCAGATGTTTCTTGGGAAGGGTATTCCAGAATGTCAAACCGCACTTCACTTCCAATTGTTACATTCCCTTTTTCACTATCTATAGTGAAGGCATCTGTCCTCGCCCATGTAAAACAGTATGGTGTGCCTTCTGCTGGCTTTAAGACTACATCTCGCAGGCAGTCCCTTACCAGTGGTTCAATCGCCTCTGGTATGATTTCTGTTGTGTTTTGACATAATAATGATACAGACAATGTACCAGCACTGTGTCTTTCTTCATTTGCCTGTAGGTCAAAATTGTAGACAATCATTGGATACTGTGTATTGCCGCCCCACCCTTCCTGGCTTTCTTCTGGCGGTTCTGGGCTAAAAACAGCAGGTGCCCCAGAAAATATTGCAAGATGCTTTACAAGATTCACTGAATTAATAAACCTTTTATAAATCAATTCCTCAAGCTTCACTTTCTCCCTCATCTCCTTTCGTTTCCTGCTGTTCTTTGTCTGCCTGAATGCCATACTCAAATACTTCCGACATATCAGTCGACCATCTGATTTCCCATTGCCCGCTTACTACCTCAGCCACAGGAATCATAAAATGGTTTGTTACATTTCCAATTCCGGGGTAATACTGCACAATTAGTTGGTCCTCTGCTGCTGATGTTACAAACCCTGCTTTTCCCTCATTCCATGTATAATGTTTCCCCCAAAACAAATCTCCACGCTTAATTTGAGACATATCGAAAGCAGTTGTCGGTTTCTCTATTATCAATGACATATTTTACCCCCTTATGTATAAGGCTCATTGTAAATTTTCTGGATTTCTGGTATAGCTTTTTCTTTTATTTTATCTACAAATGGTCTAGGTGCTATTTTATAGGTTCCATTCTCCAAAATACCTGCATATAACTCTTGGCTTTCAATCTCTGCTATGATTGCAACTCCTCCGTCGGAGGAACTTTCGCTTCTTATTTGTCCGTTCCAATGCATACGCAGATTGCCTGTTCGTCTAGCTGGCGCTTCCCCTGGAGCTGATGCTGTGTATGTTGCGTGTTTTGTATAAGGTTTTCTATAAACTTTTCCACTCCGCTGCCCTTTTAACACTTCTAGTTCGGCATTTCTAATTGCATTTACTGCACGAACTCCTCTGGAAATTACCCTTCGGTTAACTTCTGATATTTGTTCTTTTATCGTTGCACGAATAGCACTTCCTGCACTTCCATTTTTTCCATCTGTCCATAATTTCACTTTGCATCTCGCCTTTCCTCCGCATAATATATTGTTGATATATCAAGAGAACCAGTATCATCAATATCAACAATGTAAAACACACGTTCTCCAAGCACCAATTTGTCAGTACGCTTTGCCTTGGGACTTCCAGCCTGTACAATGGTATGTGTAATAACATGATCTTTCTGATTATGGTTTGTCCTATCCTCGTCAGAAGCCTCTGCAAGACACCCTTTCAAGGTTTTTGTTCCATCACCACTATGGCTATTTGCCACCCTTCCTGTGCTTGTCACAACCTGTTTATTCTCTTCAATGATAAAATCTTTGAAGAGATTCCCTGGTCTTATATACATTAATCTTGCATTGTTCACTTGTTTCTAGCCCTTTCATTCTGCTGCATACCAAGGTAGAAGTATGGTGGTTTATTATATGCCTTATTTCCAAGCTGTGGTATATTGCAGGACTCCGCTGATACTTCCTTTTTCAGTTTATCATAATCTGCTCTCCACAGCTTTGCTCTTTCTTGCATATATAATTGCAAAGGACCAGTCTTTGTATCAACCTCATAAGCAAAGCGGCGGCATAGACTTTCTAACAGCATAAGCTTTGCTCTTTTCCATGATTTTGGATAAGATTCAATTGCTGCTTGGATTTCTTCGTCGGTTAGTGCTGTAGTGTCAGAAAGACCTTCTACCATAACATCACCAAGTTCAAACCTCATACGGTCCTTTCCAGGTTCCTTAATATTCCCCGGATCATATGTGTATGTACCTTTTGCCATTAGGCATCAACTCCCTCTGTATTGGTTCCTATGGCTTCGTTACCGCCTGTAGATTCGTTTGAAACTGTTTTTGTAGAAAATAATTTATCTGCCTGCTCTTTTGCCGCATTCTTGACTGTTTTTCTGCTGTCTGCTGCATAGAGAAGTACCAAAATATTTTCCTCTTTAACATCTGCAATTGCTTTGATGCTTTCTTCCGCTGTCATTTGCAAGATACCAAAAACCATCTTAATTTCATTTGATGTAACAGGCACTTCGGTGGCTACACCACCATTTTCAGCATAATCCCATCCCCTTGCATGAATAACAAATTCTCCAATAGACAACATTTCACTCTTCAACTCGTCTAATTCCTTTGCAAGTATGGCATAGCTTTCATCTACTTCTCGCATCTGCTGAGGTGTAATGCCAAGTTTGCGATACTCCTGCAATTCTGCCATATCCTCAGAACTTAAAAAGGCACCGGACTCTTCGCCCGATACCTCTTTTTCATTCTCTACAATAGCAAGCACTCCCATCTTTTGTTGCGCCTTAGCATCCGCCACAAGGTTTGCCGGAATTTCATCACCAATATAAAACTGCCTGCCGCCAAAGCTGCAAGGTCTATTCGCAATTAATTTCATAGTGTCCCCCTTAAACTGCATCTGCAAAAAACATAGCCAAATCGTCTGCTGTCTTTTTCATATCTGCTGCCATAAGCCCCTCAATAAATTCAGAATGCGTTCCATTCTCTCCTAGATAATTGAGAATTGGAAGGATATTGCCATTTCCCAACATGTCCCATGTAAAAATATAACCAGCAGAAGGTTCATCGATAGATGGTGTATCTGTTGCATAAGCCAACAAGAAAGCATTTGGATCACCGATATACTCCATCTTTGCAGCCTGTCCTAATTCTGCTTTATTCATAATTGACCGCTGCACTGTAATCTTATCAATTCCAAAAAGCTGTGCCAGTACATTTAGCGTAACAGATGCAGGGTTGGCTGTAGAACCACCATATTTTACTCTTTCCAGAATTGCAGGGTGTTTCTTCAATGCATTAAATACATTAACACCCAGTGCTAATCTATTTGGCATACGACCCGTAGATTCTTCCATTGCCGTTTTTTTCTCATCAACAAAGGACACAGGATCGGAGTTGCCATTGCTAAATTTAATAAACTGCCCCGATGTAGGGGTCGTAACATCAACGCCTGTAAACTCCTGCCCCCACACTCCTTTTGTAAAAAATTTACGGGCAAACCATGCATCTTGGTGAATATTTGCCTGCCCAGCCATTGTCTTTGTCCGCTGCTGTTTTGGGTCTGCTATTTTCGGTCCCATTCTACGATTAAGGTCTGTCTGCCGAATCTGGTCAATCCCCATAATCATCTGGTCTACCACACAAGCGTAGGTATCTGTATGTTCGGAGAGCACTGCTGGGTCAACTTTACCATATGCTGGTTTCCGATGCCAGTTATCCCGCAATAAATCTTCCTTGTCAAAAATATAATAGTTATCAGAAGACACGGAAACCGGACAGATTGGAAAAATCGTCTTTGCAAAACTCTTTGAGTCACTCTGATAATATGCCAGTGCCATATTGGATAACGCCGTATGTGGTCTGAAAGCACCCTTTGCAATATCTGCCTGAATGCTTGCTGCTGTTCTTTTTGCCATTTTTGTTTTCCTCCTATTCTAAGCCTTTTGATACTTGGATATCTGCACTCTACAGTATTCATCTTTTGTTACTGATGAAAGTGCAATACCCACTATATGGCTGCCGGACTCTGCCTTAACAGCCAATCCATTAGACGCTGTGACTTCATCACCTTTGGCAATATCACCACCAGCTAAAATGTAGCCAATATCCTTAATCTGGATATCGACATCATCACCAATATTTACTTTGCCAGACTCTACACCAGAAATATCATTCATTCCAGACTCAATTAGCGCAATTCCTACCAGAACTGTAGAGCCATCTGTCGCTAAAATAACTTTTCCTTCTTTATCGTATGTCACAATTCGATTTCTTGCATCTGAAATCTCGGTACCAGCTTGCTCCACAATCGTAACACTCTGGTTAATCTGTGCTCCATTAAAATTTCTGTTTACCACTTTCTTTTTCTCCTTCCTTAAAATCCTGCCTCAACTTCGTATTCCTCCATTAACTCTGGATTGTCCTCCCATGCTTTCGCCATTGCAGAAGCATAATCCAGAGAAGAATCTTTCTCCATATATCCTTTGGCAATTGCTTCAACTTTTGCTTCAACTGCTCCCACTGTGTTAGAACCGTGACCAGACTTTCCTATTTCAGAAAATACACCAGACTTTTCTACCGTGGATACCGCCTGGTCCAATACAGCAATCATATCATTGTA